TTGTCGCTGTTGTCATAAACCGGCTCCTCGTAATATTCATTGTTAGGTCTGCCGAAAGAGTGAACGCCGGACAGGAATGGAGAGATGTTTAGCGTTGCTCCGTCGCACTGAATCCCAGACCCGAAGCTGAACTTTTGGTATTGACCCGGAGTGACCTGCACAGCCTGATTGACCACTGAGCCACTGCTATTGCTCACAGGCGATGCAGTTGCGCTCACCTGTGCAGCGGCAGGTGTGCCGTAGATCAAACCGAGCAGCAGTGCAGTTGCTGTCGCTCTCATTGGCTGAACGTGCTGGTGGAGTCGGTCACGCTTTCAATGATGGTTTCTCTGTCAATAGTCACTTTCTCAATCAGGCCAGGGCCTTGGTACGTCTCTGCGAACTGAAAGGCAGCTCCCGGCGTTGACTGCACCCAACTGCTGCGATTGGAAAGGTCTAAGCCAGTGCCACTCAAAGATGGGTTCACAGTGCCGCTGCTGGGCTCAACTCCACTGCCGCTGACTGTGTACTCCCAGCCAGTGCGGTGTGACTCCGAGACGATGTTCTCTTTCACGATTGTCTTCGTCTCTGTGTGGGTCGAGACAACTCCCTGCGAAAAATTTGGGACCACAGGGACCGCTGCGGCGGGTGATGCCAAGAGCAGCAAAAGCGCACTAGCGGCTTTGCAGTTCACTGATCACCTGCCCGATGGCACTGGTGTTTCCTGCCCCTGGGCTAATCGTGATTGCCCCATTCGTGGTGATCGTGCCCGCTAAGCCAGTGTTGGTGCCTGCAGCCTCACTCGTAATGTCACCGAAAGCGGCAACCTCGCCAACAGTCGGCGCTGATGTGGGCACCGTATCCCCGACTGTATAAGAGTTTGCGAAGGAGAACGCATTGCCATCGGTGCTCTGCGATGCGGTCACCGTGGTCAGTGCGTTGACACCATTGGTGTGAGCACCAAGGCCACCAACAACGCCTGCAGTGGTGCCATCAGTGGTATCAACCCCGGTGCCACTGATGCTGTAGCTGTTGCCAACGCGAACGGCACGGGTTGAAGCACCCCCGACATCGAGCTGGACGCTGCTACTGATTCGGTGGGTGAGATCAGCACGGGCAGGCATTGCAGCCACCAATGTGATTCCCAATACCAAAAGTGCGCGGGTCATTTGATGCCGACTTTGGTGTCTTTGTTATCTACGATAACGCCGTTGTCCTCTTTCTTTTTCTTACCAAGCTTGCCCAGAGCTGGTGAGTAAGAAGCTGCGGTCCCCGTAAGCAACGACGCCGGGAAAGTTGGATCGACGGCTTGGGAAAAGATGCCCAGATAGTTTGCGGTAAGGATGCCCATTGACCACAGCAGGATGGTCACGCGCACAACATCGCCTAGCCAGGAGTGTTGCTGTTCGTCCTGATCCTCTACCTTTGCTTGTGGAGTTTCTGCCATTACGCAACAGAGCTACGCTTTAAGGGTAACGATCAGGCCCACCCATGCTGCTACTGATCCGCCCAATCCTGTTCCGTTTCTTGCAATCGGAAGGGGTAAAAAAGTTAGTGGTCGATCTTTTGACCGCCTACGCCGAATCAACCGAATCACAAATCGACGACCAGGTTGTGTCCTTCGTCGTCAAATCCATGTACCCGGAGACCCGTGTTGAGAAATGAAGCTGTCCGCCTTTTCCGTGACGGGCTGGTTCGTTGCAGGCGGCGCAGTCATGCTGCTGCTTTGCAGCTCAATGCTGGTGTTCGTCGCCGGATATACGGCTGGCGAGAGCGTTTGTTCCCAGTCATCATCAAACCGTCTCTAGGTTTTTTGGGTGTGCTGAGCCTGCTGCCCTTTTTCCAGCATTTCAGAAGTGATTCGCCCTATCACCTGGCTGGCGTTGCAGCCTTACAGGAAGCCATGCCTTCTAGCCTTCTCCAGGAAGATAGTGAATGGTTCGAGGCGTGGCGGGCTGCAGGCATTGACCAGGAGGTCTTCGTTCCCTACTTCCGGCAGCTCGACAACGGACCAGACGGATGGCGTGATTGTTTCGCCTCCTCCGCCGCCATGCTCGCAGCCAGCGCCGGTCTGGTCCATTCAGATAACGAGTACATCTACCACCTGGCCCGTTTCGGCGACACCACCAGCGTCAACGCGCAGCTCCGCACCCTCAGGTTTTTGGGGCTGGATGCGGTCTTCACTCAGGAGGGCACTCCGGAGATGATCGAAAAGGCCATATCCCGCGGCTCTGCCGTTTTAGTGGGCTGGTATCACGAAGGCGATTTGACCCGAGGTGAGCCACCAATGTGCTCCGGCACTACTTGCGGTCACTGGTCCGTGATCACAGGGTTCCAGGGCAAACACAGCCCGGTCGGCGATCAGTATTACGTCATGCACGACCCGATGGGCTTTCCTCTTATCGAAAAGGGCGGCCATGACCGTTCACGATCTGGAAAGTCAGTGCAGATCCGTCAGTCCGAGTTCCACCACCGCTGGCTGATTGAAGGCGAAGCTTCGGGCTGGATGATTTTTATTGATGGCTGAAGTGCATTGACGCATACTTGATCCGATCCGGTGGTAACTCACCAGCAGTGCGGATTCGATATGGGGTACATGGACATGCACAAAAACGGTGCTTACTATTCAGGTCAAAAGATTCTGTAACAATCCGATGGGCTGGTCCGACTGGATGGTTGTGAGTCAAAGCCTTGAGGAGGAGCTAGAGGTTGAGCGCAGCGTCCGCGAAGTAAAAAACTGCACGGACGAAGAAACGCTCAAAACCCTCTGCACCAGCCTGGTTCGGCAGAACTGGCATCAGAGCAAGCTGCTGAGTCAAGCCGTAGGGCGCATCGGAGAACTGGATGCCAAGGTTGCTTGCTCAGACTTCTGAGTGAGGCACTCCAGCACGCTTGCTTTCACCGCAAACTCAGAGCGCCAAACTTCCGCAGATCTCCTCACGTTTTTCCAGGCGATCGCTTCATCTGGAACGACGACTTCAGCTGTGGCCCAGACGTGATCGCACGCTTTGCATTTGCGCCGACGGCTGATTGCGTCGGGGGTTGTGTGCCTTGACTCCAGCACGGAGATCCATGTGGTGTTGCACTTGGGGCATTGCATCAGAACGAGCAGGGGATAACTACGGAATCGATGGAGAACAGCTTCTTCAGCTGGCGGCGTGCAAATTCAGCCTTGATTGGGGCGCTGTAGCTGCAGGCGTCTTCGCGCCGGTTGGTGACCATAAGGCGCTGCGGGCCTACTTCGTAGAGGGCCGCAAGGTAGGCAGGCTCAGCCTGGTTGGTCTTGAGAATGTAGCGCACGGGCTTGGTCAAATTTTTCCTGGCGCTTCTGTTTAGCGGTTTCCTTGGCCTGGGCATCCTTTTCCACTGCATCTATATACAGTTGTTCGCAATCGTCGGCCAAACGCTCGTAAACCGTAGTTCTGATCCAGCTTGTAGCCTTCACGCCCTTGGCCTTAGCCAAGAATTTGACTAGCTCCGCCTTGTGCGGGTCAAGCAATATCTGGAAGTACGTTTTGTTGCCGTGGCGAATAGCCATGCCGCGTTTATGTGCTACAAGTACCCTACCATGCAACTGGGGAATCGACCTTTTTCTTCCACGCAGTTGCCTGAGCGCGACGAGCTTGAGCGCGCTGGTTCGTACAGCCCGCCCGCACTTCGTGCGCCCCTTCTAGGAACATTGCAGCTCGCTGCAGATCACCCGTTGTCGCGGTGGCAATAGCTGCGTTCAGCCGCTCCATCACGATTTGCCTGCCGGTACGCGGCATCCATTGCCTCGCGAAAGTCTTTGTGACACGTTACCGAGTCTGGGCAAGCACAAAACCACATGTCGCCCGTGCGATAGACGCTGATCATCAGTGTGTCTCCATCCAGGTTTTGCCGATAGAGACTTCCGCCAGCGCAGGGATCTCCCCAAGCCACTGAGCCTCGGCCTCCTCCATCACCTGTTTTAGGGTCGCCGCCCACTCCTGGGCCGCATCCTCCCTAACCAGCAACAGAATCTCGTCATGCACGGCAGCAGCAATCCGCACCGTGTCTTCACCCGCCTCTTTGACCATCGGCCACAGACGGCCCAGGGCTCTCTTGAGGATGGCAGCACCTGCTCCCTGGATCGGCGTATTACACCGAACTGTTGATCGGTTCATGTCGCCTTTGAGGATGCGGCGCATCCCAGAACCAGGGATACGCACAGATGCCCAATCATCGCCTTCTGTTTTTTGACATTGCACGGCATTGGCTCGCTGCCAGGCTGCGATGCCCTGGAACGTCTCCAACCATCCGTTACGGATCTCGGCGGCGCGCTCTTCGGACATCGTTATGCCCATTCCGCCTGCATAGTTCCTCAGACCGGCAGCACCTGCGCCATACAGAAGTCCGAAGTTTGCAGACTTTGCGGTCTGACGATCACAGCCGATCGACTCTGCTGTAACGGTGTGCGGATCTTCGCCGTCTTGAAACGCCTGGATCATCCGAGCGTCATTTGCCACAGACGCGGCAAGCCGGAGTTCCATTTGCCCGAAGTCGGCATCGACCAAGAGGTATCCCTCAGGCGCTTCAACACAGCCCCGAAACTGCGGATCTCTAGGAATCTGCTGGTTGTTTGGTTTGACGCATGACATACGCCCAGACTCTGCGCCGAGCTGCATATAGCTGGCGCGCACAAAGCCATCCTTCCCCATCTTTTCTTGGATCGACTCGATCATCTGGCGGCGCTTTTCGCACCTTTTCCACTCCAGGTAGATCTGAATGACTTCGTGGTCAGCGGCGTAAGCCCGAAGCGCCTGCCTCGATGCGCTGGGTTTCCCATTGGCGTCTGTGGGGGTTTTGCCTAGGACAGCCTCAAGTTTTCCCACAAGCTGCTTCGGGCTGTTGATGTTGAAGCCCGCGTACTTCTTAGTCCCGTCTCGGAGTTTGCCCTGGTCCTTGGCCCGCAGATTGAAAGCACCGTCCTCGTCCCTGGGCAGCTTGTGCTCTTCAGGAAGGGCCGCATCCAGCTTTTCTATGAACTCCTGGGCAAGCCCTTTAATGTCGTACTCATAGTCGAGCTTTCGTTGCTGCAGGTTTTCGGCATTCCAGTGCAGCCCTGTGCGCCACATCTGTGCCATAGCGGGCAGAGCGCCGCACTCCAGCATAAAGGCATCCCTGAGGTTGTTGACCCGCAGCTTTTCAAGCAACGGCAGATCCAGCTCCATCAGAGCGAAGACATCGTTGGCTGCGTACTCAAGCTGTGCTTCGGTCAGCTCACCGCTCCAATCAGACTTTTGCAGGTCTTTGGGAAGCTCTCTGCCTAGGTAACGCTTTACCAAACTGTCGAGAGTGTGGCGAACGTTCGGAAGTCCGTTTGTAATCAACCGGCTCGCCAGCATGGTGCAGAGCACATGGCCTGCCGGGTAGATGTCATGAGCCTGCAGCCAGCCCAGATCAAAGACAGCGTTATGCGCCATCCAGTAGCGCACAGGGCTGTGGAAAAAATGACGCAGCTTCTGCCAATCCTTCCGCTCCAGCTCAAAGCAGTCGATCAGAACAACTGTGTTTCTGGTGGCTGAGCCGAGCTGAAGCAGGCGCATCTTGCAGCGTTCAGGCTGCAGCTGGAGCGTCTCCGTGTCGAAGCACACGGCA